AATGTGATTCCTGAAAATAAGGTTATGGCGGCAGAAATGGAAGGCGCGAAGGCCCCCGATGATTTCACTATCGAAGAAGCACTTCCTCCCGGACAGGGATTTGTTGAAAACGGTAAGTCTCGCGTGCTTACAAACAGTGCGGTCAATGCAAATATTATTGACGTAGACACGTTGAAAAATGACCCTATTTTGCAGGATATTGCAAAGTACGAAAAACACTCTAATTCCGATATATTCAACAGTGCCATGAAGCGCATTGAAGAAGAGGGTGATTCTTGGAAGAACGATATTATTTCAGGCAAAAAGACAATCAGTGATGATGTTGACGTCGATTCGTCAATGATCCTGTTACAAGACCTTGCATATAAGATTGACACGGCTGATGATGCAACGAAGGCAGCATTAACCGCAGAGAGAAATTCGCTGTTGTCAAAACTCCGTGAATACGGTACAAAGTCAGGACAAGGAATACAAGCTTTTGCTAAATGGAATAATACCGCAGACGGAGCGCTTTTGGCAGCTGGAAAACTCCAAGAAGATGAAGTAATTAAACCCTGGGTAGGCCAAAACAAAAAGGCGGCAGAGGGCAATAGCAGATTAGCAAGGGCCTTGGCTGATATGGGTAATAAGTGGAAGCAACCTAAAGAGGCTATCCCGCTTACTCACGATCAAGTAAAAGCAGGTATAAGAGCAGAGCTTAACAAAGAGTTTGGAAATATAGAAGGATTGTTTAATGACAATGATATTGAGTACCTTGCTAGACTTGCAGAAGATAAATCTATTCCAACTTGGAAGATAGCAGACGAAATAGAGCACAAGAAGAACTTTGGTAAGTGGTATTCATTAGATGAGTCAACGCCACAAGTCATCGAAAAAAGCAACAGGCTTACAAAAATCCTTGATTCCGTCGTAGGAGGTAAACAGCTCGTCAAAAATCCCGTTGAGAAAACACCCGAAACAATCTACGAGACTATGCGTAAAATCAAAAATACGTTAGATGATGAAAGCGCTGGATTTGCTGGACAATTTACCGACGACGACTACTACTATCTTGCTAATCTTATGCAAGAAAAAGTCCCAAATTGGAAGATCGAGGACGAGATTAGGCACAGGTTACAACATGGAAAATGGTACACGTTGGACGAATCTCTACCCGAAAAAGCCATAAAGAACAATAAACTTTCCAAGATGCTTGATAATGTTTTAAATGGAAAACAAGAAACAAAGAAGGCTAAGGAAATGACAATCGGTGAACTTCTCACCGGAATAAAGAATACTTTGAGTGATGAAAACCTCGGAGTTGCAGCCAAATTTAATGATAATGATTATTACTTTATTGCTAAAATGATGGAAGAAAATGTTCCAAGATGGCAGATAGAGGACGAACTTAAACATAAGCTTGATTTTGGCGAATGGTACACGCTTGACGAGTCCATACCTGAGAAGATTGCCAGAGATAATGCGCTTTCAAAAATGCTTGACAATATTGTAAATGGCAAACAGGCAAGTCAAACAGCAAAACAAGCCAAAGAAATGACGACCGGCGAACTTCTTACTAGGATAAAAAACACCTTGAACGATGAAAGCATAGGAGTTGCCGATAAGTTTACCGATGCCGACTATTATTTTATTGCAAAAATGAAGGAGGAAAACGTCCCTAAATGGCAGATAGAGGATGAAATCAAGCATAAACTTGACTATGGCGAATGGTATACACTTGACGAGAGTTTACCTATTAAAGAGCCTACAAATAGAAAACTTCAAAATGCGCTTAATTCACTTATTGAGAGTGGAAATGTAAGGCCTGAAAAGGTGGAGCCGAACATTAACGATATCGCCAATGAAGTTAGAAATACTTTAAATAGGGAATCAGCAAAGATAAGCTCAGACTTTACAGACGATGATGTAAATTATCTCGCTGGACTTATAAAAGGCGGTGCCACAAAAGAAGAACTTTCAGGCGCTTTAAACGCTAAGATGGCAACAGGGAACTTTGGTGTATCACTTGAAACTCAGCAAAAAGTTAGCGATCTTTTTAAGTACATTGAAAACAAAGACCCGAACAGCAGAGCTTTTGTTGAAGCGCAAGCAGAAGCGTTTAGACTTCTCGCGGAAGAGATCGCTCCCAAGGCTTCATTCCTTGAAAAGTTTGATACTTGGCGTTATATGGCTATGCTTGGAAATCCTAAAACAATGCTCAGAAACTTTGTCGGCAATAAGATGTTTGGCTTTGTAACAGGTTTTTCTAACACCCTTGCTGCACTTGGCGAGGCTGGTGTTAATAAAGCAGTAAAAGCATTTGGCGGCGAAGGAATACAGCGCACAAAGGCCGTACTCAATCCGGCGAAAGACGGTAACTTGATTAAGGCTTCCGCAGCCGATGTTGAAGATAGCGTGTTTAGGCAGCTCCAAGGAGCAAAGTATGAGAAGATTGATAAAGATTTCTTAAGGCAGTCTCGCAGCGTATGGAGCAGTAAGCTTATGCGTAAATGGGAAGAGCTGATTGACAAGGGAATTAGCGACTATGGAGCAATGAAAAAGAAGTATACTACTTCACTTGCTGGATATCTCAAAGCTAACGGTTACGACGATTCAGCGTTTGAAGCTGCTGAGAAGTATACAAAGCTCCAAAAGGAGAGCAAAATAAGGGTACTTTCGGGCGCAGAACAAGCAGAAATGGACAGCCTGAGTAAAGTTGCTAGTGATCTTGACAAGGCCCGTGAATATGCTATTAAACAGGCTAAATATGCAACCTTCCATGAGGATAACATAGCGGCAGATTTGATTTCAAGAGCCTCTAAAAAGGCAAGGGAGAGCAATAGCGCAGTAGGAAACGCTATGGGGTATGCTATTGAAGGAACGACTCCCTTCAAGAAAGCCCCCGCTAATATCCTAAGAAGTGGCGTAGAGTATAGCCCTTTAGGAGCAATTGACATCATAAGGAAGACGGGAAAGCTCATTTACGAGAATACCGGGAAGAGAGCTGGAAACCTTGCTGAAACATACACAAGAAGAACCCTTAAGGGAGGCTTGAAAGAAGTTAATAAGACTCTCGCAGCTGATGTAATTGATAGTTGGGCTAAGACTCTTACGGGAACGGGCCTTACTGCACTTGGTATGTACTTATACAATAAGGGAATACTCCATATTGCAGACCCAGATTTAAAATATCAAGATCAGCTTGAGGGTATTCAGAACTACGCAATAGACATTAACGGGCATACCTACACAATGGATTGGGCCGTTCCGGCATTTATGCCTATATACGTAGGAGCTGAAATCAGCAAGCTTAACCAAGCCAACGGAAGAACCGACGAAGAAGGTTATAAACAGTTAAGTGATTATCTTGCGGTTGCTAATAGGCTTGCAGAGCCTTTAGTTGAAACATCAATGCTCCAAGGAATTAAAGACACTCTTGAAACAGCCGCAACAACAGCGCAGTATGATGATGTTGCTTCGGTTCCTTTGACGCTTGCATATAACTCATTAACAGGATATCTGACACAGGCAATTCCGACAATATCAGGACAGATTGCGAGAACAGTTGATAATACAAGAAGGTCAACATATTCGGACAAGAGCGACGCAATCGAAAGAACGCTTGATAGACAAGGAAAGAAGATACTTAATAAAATCCCTGGTCTTTCAATGCTCAATCAGCCTTATATTGACACATACGGAAGACAGCAGACTAATAGCCCATTTAATGATATTGATTTGAATTTTGCATATCAGACACTTAGCCCCGGCTATTATTCAAAGGTCAATACAACAGATGCAGATAGATTGAGCCGTGAAATCTACGACTACAACAAAACTAAATCTGTATTGCCCGAATATCAGACAAGCTTTAAAGATTCTGATGGTAACAGAGTATCGCCGGAAGATTATACAACCGCTTCTTTAGCTTACGGACAAGCTAATAAAGAAATCAGAGATGCACTTGCTAATGACGAGTGGTTTAATGGCCTTGATGCAGCAGAAAAAGAGGAAATAGTGAAGGGAATTAACACTATTTCTGAGCATGTCGGAAAGGCGGCCATTGATCCTGAATACTCAAATAATAGCAAGGGATTTAACGCATATAAGGATGGTGGTATTCCTTCATTGTTAGATTATTACAAGAAAGAAAACGCCAAAGACATTGCTAATGAAAGCGGCCTTGATTCAAAAACAAAGGCATCTCAAGATATTCAGAACGATATACTAAACGGCAATACCGAGAAAGCGCAGGAAAAGATATCTGAGGCATCGCATATTCTTGATTCAGGTATAAATTCTCATGGTTACGACGTATACACAGCGCGAAAAGCAAATATAGACAATATGGATAATTGGATATCTGAGTATAAGAAAATTGATAGCCTTGGCAATGCCGACGGGTTTGTTAATCAGGACGAGTTTATTTCAGCGATCAAGAAAAACGGATGGTCTGAAGATGAAGCGGTTAAATATGCTGAAATGTATGGAAATTGGAAATATATACCATATCTTAAAAAGGATGGTACATGGGGATTCCATAAAGCTAAGTAAAAATAAAGCCTCTACCTCAAAAGGGTAGGGGCTTATTTTTGTGTCAACTTTCGTGGCAACTTGTGTCAACTAAAATATAAAAATCGCTTATAAAATATAAAAATAGATTATAGATATTAGAACAAAAGAAAACCGATAACCACGCGCTTTTGAGAGCGATTCTACATGGTTATCGGCTTTGCTGTTTTAGTGCCGGCAGTGGGACTTGAACCCAAAATAATGAGGTTAAATCCCTTGCTATTTCAATGTTTTAGAAAATCGTGTCAACTTTCGTGTCAACTTCAATTCCCACTCGCGGCCTTATTATTAAAGTTTTCCTCGATGAAATTATTAGTCATTTGAGTGTACTTTTTGCGAGAAGAATCCAGACTGTTATCGTAAACCCTTTGGAGGATCGCAGAGCCGTTTTCCCAGCCACCGACTTCTTCAATATATTTCCTCGGTATGCCTATATCTGACCTGAAAGACGCTGCAAAGTGCCTTAAAGAATGTAGGGTATAATTGAACCCTAATTTGTAGGATAAACGCCTAAATCGGTCTGTCATAGCAGTAGGAGATAAGTTAAAAACATAATCATTGGGGTTATCAGACTCAGGTAGCGATTTGATGATAAACTTCGGAAGATGAACTGTCCTAAGAGACCCCTCTGTTTTTGGAATCGGCTTATACACGCAACCGTTCTCTGAATATACCATATCGCCATTTATTGTGACCGTGTTCATATCCCTTGAAATATCTTTTTGCCTTAGTCCGGCAATCTCACCACGTCTTAAACTTCCAAACGCAGCAAGATAGATTATAGAACGTAGCGTATCAGGAGCATTGTCTATAAGCATTTTTACGTCTTGAAGATCAGGAGATAAAACCTTTTTTGAATTGTTCTGCGGGTAGCGTATTCTGAATTTTTTATCAATTCCAGCATAATCTAAAACAGCAAGAAGTAAGCTTATCCTATTTTTGATTGTCTTGGTCTTATAGGATATGCTCCATTCGTTCACCAGCCTTTGAATAAGGGGCGTTTCTATCTCGGATATATAAATGTCCCATATCGGAGATAACGCCCCTAAAACCTTCTTATATCCATGAATCGTACTAGGTGATAAAACCCTTGACCTATCATTGATATAACTTTCGATTGCTTCTTTAACGGTCTGTCCGTTTGTGATAGATTCTTCCTTGGCTAACACCCATTCCCTTGCGAGAAGTTCAGATTTATTTTTGGCCTTTTTGGTATCGCCACCGCAATCTTTTGGATGAACTGTAAATGATTTAGTTATCTTTTTCCCGCCAAGGGTTTTTGTTGCCCTTGTACGGTACGCTCCACTAGGAAGCTGTATTGCTTTTGCCATAATTTACTGAACAGCCTTAGCCGTTCTTCCCTCTGCCTTTCCAAAATTATTGTAATGATCCCAAAGTTTATCCTTGTCGTACCCAAAAGCCGCTTTTAGATCAGGGTAAGTATCAGCATACGCTTTATAGTCAAAGTTCTTTTTTGTGAGTGCCTTGGGTGTTGGTGAATACTTTGCAACCTGAGCGGCAATAAAATTATAAACGTCAGGACAAGCACTTTTAAGTCCGTTAGGATTCGTGCAGTATAGTCTAAATGCTTCTGCAAAGGCTTCATTTGCCCCTTCGTCTACTGATTGATTTGCGTGAGAATCAATGCTTTTAAGTCCGCTTTTGCCATTAGCAAGTATTCCTTGCCATTCCTGTGTGTCGCTTATACAAGGCGTATATTTCCCGTTAATGTATGATGATAAACCATCTAGTACGTGTCCGTATTCGTGAGGAATAACGGTTGTGCTATAAGCGGTAGTATATAAATATACGTTGGGTTTTTGGTTTACAGATATTACTCTTTTTGAAGAGGTATCGTAGGTCACAACAGCGTCTAATGTGTAACCCGCATAACCTCCATTGCCCGCGCCTTCTGTATAATATAGCTTAATACCCTTTTGCCTGAATAATTCTCTTAAAGGGGCCGGGATAGTATTAAACCCGTTGCTTATTGCGCCCATGTCAATATTAGAAGTGTTAGTATAAATCATGCTATCGGTAGTTTGTGTATAACTTACGCCACTATTGACAGGATCATAAGCAAATACATTTACAGATAAAGCCAAAAACAAAGAAGCGAATAATGCTGCAAAACGATAGATTCTTTTCATAATGAACCTCCTTAATCGCCGTTAAGCCTCTTCAAAAACTCTGTTGCCATCTTTACATCTTCGGTTTTGCTACGCTTTGCCACTTCTATTAGTTCCTTAATATTATTATCGTTTGGAATAATATAATATTGATTTGGTGCGATAGCATTTCTTTCAATGGAGACAGGGCTTTCAGTCCATCCCAACAATTCCCCCGGTGTTGTCTCTAAAGCCTCTGCAAATTTAATAAGAAGGCTTTGAGATAAATTAATTTTCCCATTTTCAACGCGCGAAATCATCCCCTTGTCAGCATACCCCACTTTAGCTGCAAGCTCGCTTTGAGTCATTTTTAAATCAATCCTACGACTCTTAATATTTTCATACAACTTAATCATATTTACATAGTCCTCTTAGACTAATTATACAAAAAGTTGTATTCAAATGCAACATATTCGTTTTAAGAGTTGACATCACATCCAACTTGTGATAGAGTTGTTGTATAAGATACAACTGTGTTATCGAGGGCGGAGGAATTAAAAAATGACAAACACATCTTTACTAGCAGAGTTACTAGACGATAGCGGAATGACAAAAACATTCGTGGCTAACAAAATGGGGTGCAGTCGTCCTAGACTGTATAAAATTCTATCCGGTGCAGATTGTACCGTGTCTGAAATGATTTCATTATCCAATATTTTAAGACTTACAAACAAGCAAAGGAAGGATGTTTTTTATCCTTAAAGTTGTATTTGGTACAACGGCTTCATAAAAAATTCAACAACAAACCAATCAAATAACGATTCAAGAGGGGTAATATGGGCGAAGAATTTAGGGGCCTTATCCGAAACTACATGGAGAAACGCCATGTAAGGCGGCTCGAAGATATAAGGCAACATACAACGTTATCGGTAGCAACGTTCTCTAAATATTGGAATGATCCAGCTAAATTTCCACTTGGGGAAGTGGTAGCAATATTTAACTACTTAAAGATTCCATACGAAGAGAGAGCGGAGATATTAAATAAATAAAAGGGGGTTCTTATGAAAAAAGTTTTAGGGGGAATCCTATGGGGGATATTTCTATTTTCTATTATCCCTATCGAAGCACAGGCTAATTCCCTTGGCCTTATCTACGAAGATTCAGAAGTACCCGGAGAAATTTATACTTCCGCTAATTTATGCGGAGAAGAATTTAATATCTGTCCTGAACTACTAATGAGTATTGCATACCATGAGTCAAGATATACACCCGATGCAAAGAACGGGAGTTGTATAGGGCTTATGCAAGTAAATGTAAAGGCACACAAAGACAGAATAGAGGCTTACGGATTTACTGAGGAAGATATGTACGACGAGTACAAAAACATGATTGTAGCCTCGGATATCCTGGAAGAGCTATTCAATGAGTATGAAGACGTTGGAACCGTTTTGTGCATTTACAATGGGGATTCTAAAGGCTTAAGAGCCTATAAAGAATACGGTTTATTACCAAAATATGCAACTAATGTGCTTAAGAAAAGCGAAGAACTAGAGCGGGCGCATGGAAAGTGAGGGAGAAATGCCATTTTCAGAGTACAAGTACGATTATTCAAAGTTAGAAGCTGCTATTGAACTACTTAAGTTTAGAGTAGAGAGGGCGCACAGAAAAGGCCAGCATGTTCTACTAAATGAAGAAGAGCTTGAGGACATTCTATTGGTAGCCGGAATTGAAGTTGATCGAGAAGTGGAGGTTATCTGATGAAATTTAGAAGACTAAACGCTAACGAGATTGACGCAAGAGTATCAACTATAAGCGAAAAGGGATGTTCATTACTTCTCTATAAAGACGCAAGAGTAGACCAAAACATTCTTGATGAAACTGTTGGCCCTGAGTATTGGAAAAGGTCACACCAGCTTATAGGAAACAACCTCTATTGCACAGTATCAATCTATAACAAGGAATTGGGAGTTTGGGTTGATAAACAAGACGTAGGAACAGAAAGTTACACGGAAAAGGAAAAAGGGCAAGCGTCTGACAGCTTTAAAAGAGCTTGTTTCAATTGGGGCATAGGCAGAGAACTTTATACGGCACCTTTTATATGGGTTAAAGCTGGCGACGTAAAGATTGAAGATAAGAATGGCAAGTCAACAACCTATGACACCTTTTCTGTAAGGGATATCGGATATGACAACGACGGAAATATAAACCGCTTGAAGATTTACAACGAGAAGCAGAAAAAGGTTGCTTATATCTACGGTAAGACAGATTCAACACCTATCACAGAAGAAGAACAGTTTGACAATCAGGTAGAGAAAAGCAACAAGTCAACAATATCCAAAAAGGATCAAGAGATATTAAGACGAGTATGTGAGAACAAAGGTTATAAGGTTGAGGATATATTCACTAAGCCATTATCAGAGCTTACCGGGGAAGAGTATGTAACAGCCTTAAACAAGCTAAACGGGGTTAAGTAATGGAAGTATTCACGGGCAAGGCATTAGACATTATAGCGTACCTTATGACAGCAGATAAAGAAGCTTTGTTTGACCTATCAAGGCATAAGGAAGTCAAGAAACGTTCTTTACTAGCAAATGCGTACTTTCACAGACTTGTCGGGCTGTTGGCAAACGGGGAGGACGGTAGTTTCTTTCAAAAGAAGAATGAACTAATTTTACATTACGGAGTACAAGAATTTGAGAGAAACAAAGATGGTGAATTGATTATAGAGTATTTACCCGACAACGACGATTACAAGAAGCATGAAGTAAAGCATTATTACCCTACTCAGTACGGGGGAGAGATAAGGGGTGTAACAGTAAGAGCGTTTCTTCTCCTTATAGGAACACACAAGTATTCTTCTTCCGATATGGCCCACTTAATAGAGTGTACCAGGAATGAATGTATCGGCTGCGGAATACCGAGAGAAGAAGTTGAAACCTTTGACGAGCGTAGGCTCATGGAGGAATTAAATGCACAAGCGAACAAAAGCCGTAGCAATTCCACCAGCGGTAAGAGAAGCAGTTGAGAAAAGAGACGGATATAGGTGTATATTCTGCGGAAGCGGTAATGCAAGGGGAGAAGCACATTATATCAATAGATCACAAGGTGGGCTTGGAATACCTGAAAATCTATTATGTACGTGCCGAAGTTGCCATCGAGAAATGGACAACGGTATGAACACAGAGTTTTATAGGGAGATAGCAAAGCATTATCTAATGAATAAATACCCCGGATGGGATGAAAAGAAGCTCATTTATAACAAATGGGATTTCTTAAAGGGTTGAGCTAACGCAACACCCGCCGAAAGGCAAAAGAAACTACTTCTTATGGCTCAGGAATTTATCACAGAATGAAAGCCATTGTTTATCCCTTGGCTATATCAGGGCCAAGGGGAAAGGAGGGGGAATTTGAGAGAGGTAACGATCAGAATACCTATTGAACCACAACCAAAGGGGAGGCCGAAATTCACAACGATTGCCGGACACCCACACGCTTATACACCAAAGAAAACACTTAACTATGAAAGTCAGGTATCGGACTTGTATAAGCAGCTATCAGGAAGATATTTCATCAAGAAACCACAAGCAATACACGTAGCTATCATGTTCGGTATGCCTATTCCAATGAGTACGCCGAAGAAGAACAGACCGCTAATGATTGCAGACGAGATCAAGCATACCAAGAAAGGCGATATAGATAACCTTGCTAAATCGGTATTAGACGCTTTAAACGGCGTAGCATGGGAAGATGATTCACAGATTGTATCGCTTAATCTAAAGAAGTTTTACGCGGAAGAGCCGCACATATATTTGATTATCAGGGAGGTATAGATATGAGGGTTATAGAAATTGAATGGGTGGATGAAGGGCCGAGATTTTGTTTTGGTGACGACGAGGAAGAAGAGTTCCGTAAGGCTTTAGATTTTTTCACTATGACTTTTTCATATAGAGTAATTGTTTACCACGAAGAGGATAGAACGGATGAAGCGTGATAGTTTTGTAATGTTTACAGATGATCTTGACATATTAGATGCACTCCCAGATGAACAAGCTGCAAAACTTATGCGCGTTATCAGGGACTATATGAAAGGGATTGAACCCGATTTATCCGATCCCGTTGTTAACGTTGCCTTTTTTCCTATTAAAAAGCACTTGGATGATAACTACGAGAAGTGGTGTGCGACAAGAGAAGAGAGAAGCAAGTCGGGCAAAATGGGAGCCGAGGCTAGATGGGGTAAGAGAAATGAAGAACCCAAAATGGCAAAAATGGCAAATGCTAAAAATGATATGGCAAATATAGCAAATGCTAAAAATGATATGGCAAAAATGGCAAATGATAGCAAAGCATGGCAAAGCATGGCAAAAATGGCTGTATATGTAAATGATAATGTAAATGTAAATGTTAATGATAATGAGAATGTAAATAATATAACCCCCCTAACCCCCCTTGAGGGGGAAAAGGAGTCACCCAAGAAAAAATTCAATCCAAAAGACGCACTTGAAGAACGGATCACGGACGAAAAGCTTAAGGCCAGCATTGAACAATGGCTAAAGTATAAGTCTGAGAGAAGGGAAGGGTATAAAGAGACCGGATTTAAGAAATTACTTTCCGAGATTGAAAACAACGTAAAAGCATATGGGGTAGATGCGGTTATTAGTGTCATTGATAAATCAATTGCCCGGAATTATAAAGGCATAATCTTTGAAATGATACCGCGAAGTAGTCCACAGCCAAGGGGCGCAACAGATTTCAGTAAATTTGTATAAGAGAGGGGTAAGGGATGAACAAAGAGGACTTTGACAGACAGCTTAAAAAGCTTGATGTGATGTATGAAAAATTCAATATAGCTTCACAGGAAGTATACGATATATGGCGCAATTGCTTTAAGGACGCGGATATAAAAGTATTCACCCAGGCAGTTGATGAAGTTATCAAGAACGAGGAATACGCGCCAAACGTAGCGACAGTAAACCGCTATTATAAACAGCTTGAAGAAGCGCGCAGGGCCATGATTGAAAAGGCAAGGGAATGTTATAACCGCGTGATAAATGCACTTGGTTGCGAAAAGAATGTAGACGATTACAGAGAGTACCTTGAATGGCTTGCAACGGTTCCAACACAAGAAAGAAATGAGATTGCAGAACGATTTAGTTATGAGGCTGTAAATTATGCTAATGGTTGTACGGCAAGCGGAACACCAAAAGCGACATTTAAGGAACTGTTGGAGGTAGCAAAAGGATGCTAGACATTGAGAGAAATATAATCGGCTCTATTCTTCTTTCGCCTGAGTCAATTGTGAAAATGAAAATCACAGCAGATATGTTTAGTGATCCAACACTAGGACAGATATTTGCGGATTGTAAAGAGCTGGAAAGCAAAGGTGAAGAGATAAGCCCTTTAAGGATTGCAACCAATATTCAATCCGGGGTAATGAGTAAGGCTTTTGCGAGTGAATACATAAGCGAGATTGTATCGGGCCATGATGCAGCGGCAAGTGATGAATACTGTTGCAAGGAACTGCGCAAAAGGTTCAGGGCAAACCAAGTAAATAAGATTTTAGACCACATAGAGATAAATCCTGATAACGTCGATTCCCTGATTGAAGAATTACAAAGAGACTTTGACGGGCTGAAAGAGGTAAAGGGAAACGATGCGGTAAGGTTTGGAGACCTTATTACCTGGAAGGGAGATTATTTCAAGGATCGCGGAAATAAGATATTCGACACGGGGTTAAAAAAGGTTGACGACACAATCGGTTCTTTGGATGCCGGAGATTTAATTTTAATAGCCGCAAGACCCTCAGTCGGCAAGAGTGCTTTTTCATTACAGCTTGCGAGAAGGTACGGAAGAAAAGGCTTAAAAGTTGGATATTTCAACTTGGAAATGACCGCAAAGCAAGTTTACGAGAGGGCCATAGCAACAACCAGCGGTATCAAAATGAACCGCATACGAAACGCAACGGGGTTCCTGAACAATGAAAAAGAGCTATTTGACAAGGGAAACGAAATTTTATCTCAGGAGCGTAACTTATATCTCTACAACGACAATTTCACAGTTGGCGATATAAGAGCAAAGCAAATGGTAAATAAATACGACGTGATCTTTGTTGACTATCTACAACTCGTAAAGCCCGATAAGCCAAGAGCTACGAGAAGAGAAGAAGTTGGAGAGATAAGCAAGGGCTTAAAGAGAATCGCTATGGAATATCAAATCCCGGTCATTGCATTGTCACAGCTCAATAGGGCAAGCGAAATGAACAAGGACAAAGAGCCGACAATGGCAGAGCTTAGAGATTCAGGAGATTTAGAACAAGACGCTTCAACCGTTCTGATGATGTGGAATAGCAACCCAGCAGACAGAAGCGAAAAAATGCTAAAGGTAGAGAAGGGCAGACAAACGGGAGATACAAAGATAAAGCTTGTTTTCAACGGTGGCCTGATGGCTTTTACAGAAGAGGATGATTTTATGGATATTCCTGACAACATGGAAATACCATTCTGAGGGGGTAAAACATGGAAAAAGAGGTATTCAAAGAAAAGATTTACGCACCGTATAACGAAGCATGGAAAGTGATTAAGCTGATTCAGTACGCGGGCCAAGACGAGAAGTCGGACGCAACATGGCAAGAATACGTAAGGGCCATAGATGAATTTGCCAAGAAATTTGAGAACAACACTTTCAAGGACACTTTAGTATCAATGCTATTAGATGCGGGAGATACGATAGCTAAGATGAATGGGGGTACAGAATGAGACTATATGCACCTAAAGGGAGAGGACAATATAAGCTTCCTCCTGAGATTTACAGACTAGCCGTTCAATGGTGTAGATGCTACCCAGTATGGGTAAGGGAATTAGAAACACCGCCTGATACGAGCAAGGCGATAACGTACGATCAAGACAAAGTACAGACGAGCGGCGGTTATGATGCAACGGCAGAGCTGGCAATAAGGCGAATGGAACTTGCTAAGAAGGTAAGACTAATAAACGACGTAGCGAAAATGACAACCCCGGACTTATACACTTGGCTTCTTAAAGGGGTTACAGAGAACTACACAGCCGACCAACTGATAGCTCAAGGGATGCCGTGTTCTAAGAATCTGTACTACCGTAAACGCTATATCTTTTACTACAAGTTAGCGAAGAGGATTTAATCATGGTATGTGATAACGACTGTTTTAACTGCAAATATCCTGACTGCATTTTAAGAGACAATGAGAAAACGAACATAAAGCAGAATTTAGGAATACCAGCCTTTAGCAAGGAATATTACGCAGCATACCGGGCGAAGAATAAAGACAGAATCGCAGAGCGGTATAAGAAATGGTATCACGATCACAGAGAAGAGATACAAGCAAGAAGAAAAGCAAAGAGAGAGGGGTTAAAAGCATGAAGTGTGAACACAAGGATTGTCTGACTTGTCCATATGACGATTGTATTTATGAGCAGTCAAAAGAAAAGGGCAAGGCACCTAAAAGGACGCATGAACGTAGCGAGTATTGGGCCAAGTATTACGAGGAACACAAAGAGCGCATAAAGGCCCGTATGCGGAAGAGATACCACGAAAACAAAGAGAAGTACAGCGAATATAAAAAAGCGAAGTATCAGAGAGATAAATTTAAGGGGGCGGTATAGATGATATGGGGGTTACTTTTAATAATTTCCTTGGCAATAGTAGTTGTTTCCGTGTACAGAGTAGGCTTCAACGATGGATTTACAGCGGGGCAGATATCAAGATACATGGACGAGAATAGGGGGAGCCACAATGAAATGCGAGATATGCCACCAAGAGATTGAAGGACGGTACATAAAGTACAAAGACCATTTCTTTTGTAGGCAGGACAACGACCAATGCTTTAAAGAATGGTTGTACGACCAAACGGACGGGAGCGACGATATAGAGTACGGCCCGATCGCGGCAGGAGAAAAAGAGCCACTTCCTGAATGGAGCGAAGAATACTTAAACACTTTAGGCATGGGCCTGAGAGATTTTTTCTAGGAGGGGATATGAAACTATACAGAAAAGATTTTAATATATGGCACAATGCAATAACTCTAATACCCACAATACAGATCGTAGTAAATCAGCCGATATATCCGACCAAGAGCATTGAATTGTCGTTTCATTTTCTGACATTCCACGCGCGGTTATTATGGGCTAAACCTAGTTACTGGCCATTTGAGCCATTTGAAGAGAGGGGTAAACAATGAGTAATCACGATTGTAATAAATGTCGATGGGCTGAATGGGATTGTCTTGAATACTACAACACCCGTAAAAAGCAATGGTTCGTAGACGGATGCAAGAAAGAGCAAACCGAGGATGATTGTACGGAATACGAAGAGAGGGAAGAGGAATGACAAGAGAAGAAGCAATAAGAATATTCAGAAAAGAAATTGAATGTTTGTCGCATACCAAGTGTGAAGATTGCATATTTGAAAAATCATGCGACCTAATGACAACACCACCTTACGGTTCGGAGTACATAGATGCTTACAGTATGGCAATAAAAGCTTTAGAGCAAGAGCCTATACTTGACAAGATAAGAGCCGAGATTGAATCAAAATGTGACCGTATAAATAGTTTGGCAAGTATATTGCGTTATCCTACTCACCGAGAAATACAAGAATTATTGTGTGATATTTTGAAGTTATTACAGGCAGAAAGTGAGGAATAAGTGGCATGTTCAATAGTTATAGTTCTAATAATTCAATCAAGATAAATGCAATAAGCGGCACAATAGTAAAGAATTATAGAAAATCTTTTATCGAAGGATTCCACATGAAGTCTTGTGTGGCAGGTAAATTATTGTGTGCCCATCCAACGTTAAATGACAAACCCGTTGTTGTACTGCAAGTGATGTTATGCGGGAATGAAGAACTTTTAGCAGAAATTATGTGGAAAGATGATTTTAACGAAGCATTTATGGTAGATAAGGAGGAATCAGATGCTAACAATACAAAAAACAAATGAGCTATTACCCATTATACAGACCTTGTTTATCGGCATATGGGCGTTGGCAATAGGGGTGATAGTGTGGAAGGGGATAAGATGAGGGAATGTTATTACGCGCCAAGAAACGCATATAGGTATCCTTGTTGTGACTGCTCAAATAAAGATAAAAACAAATGTAGCGAGTATGGGGGTTGCGAGCCGACTACTTGCAAAGATTGTAGATGGTACTGTGGCGACCCTAAAATAGTATGTTACAAGCGAAGAGGTTACAATATAAGACCGTGTAAAGATTTTATGTGGGATTGATGGAAGAGGGTTAAGTGATGGTTAAACAACTATTTTGCAGGCATAAGAACATTGAGTATAAGCAACCTATAACAAAGTTTCACGCGCTTAATACCGAGCCCGTATATACTGTTTGCGCGGATTGCGGAAAACTATTAAAGATAGAACATCTCAGCAATGAAGAATTTTTATTGAGGTTTAGAGAGGTAAAAGAAGATGGCAAAGCGTAAATATGTAGACATAGAACGAGTATTAGACGAAATTAAATGTATGGATAATGGCGGAATTATAACACGTTCAACAAACCATATATGCGAAGATATACGGACAATATCAACGTTCACCGAGCAAGAAATAGTAAAACCATACTTTGAGAAACTAAGAGCAGAAGTAGAAGAAAGGCTGTCAATGATAATGTTCGATGATTACGGCAACGAAACGCCCGAACATGCAGAGTTTATCAGTATATTAGATGAGATATTGAAGGGAGAAGAGAATGGAGAAGAATGAAATCATAACGCCTCGTTATATTGGCTCATACCGGAAGACCATTGAGGAAATGGATAAGACCGTAGGAATGGTTAAAGAGTTCCAGGAAAATCAATTCCCTATCAATGATTGGTGGGGCGAGTTTATGAAGTTATTTAATGAATTTATGCGTGAATACAACGCTAGAAATGTAAAGAGCGAGGGCGAAAAGTGAGTACCATAAGTGCTGTAATGCTGGCTTTAATAAAAGCGCAGATCAAGAAAGAAAAGAATAAATAGTTAAATCCCGGCGCGAGAATAAATAAACGAAAGGAGAATCCCTTCTGATATGTGACTTATAAGTGTAAACCAACTTGCGCCGGATTTATATAAGGGGGCTATATGCGAGATATAGATTATTTACGGGCCATGATTGAGGCTGTATACGATTCAGGGGAGTGTATGTTAGAGGTACTATTCTTAGACGGGGCTACTATTGCAAGATTAACGCCGCTATATGACGAGGAAGACGAGGAAGAGGACTATGATTAAATTATCAATCATTATTCCATGCTATAACGCTGGAAACTATATACATGAGCTTTTAGACGTCCTATATCCTCAGTTAACAGACGAGTGCGAACTAATCATTGTAGACGATGGGAGCGACGAACCATTTAAGACAGATTATAAATGTACCGTGATCCGTCAGGAAAACAAGGGAGCCAGCGCAGCAAGGAACACGGGCCTAGATACCGCTAAAGGTGAATATATAGCCTTTATAGACGCGGACGACCTTGTGAGCGACAAATACATTGAAACGATATTAAACAAGGCAAAAACGGAAGAATTTGACTATTTATATATGTCTTGGAGGGCCTTTGGTGGCTGGAACATGAACGTGTTTTTAAAAAGCGTCGATGATAAATTCCCGCCCTTTAATTTATGCGTATGGAATAGAGTTTACAAGCGTTCAATGATAGGCGACGTGAGATTTAATACTAAAAAAGCCTGTGCAGAGGACGCGCAATTTATCCGTGACGTTAAAGAAGAGGGCAAAAAGGCTTTTATAGGCGAGTATATGTATTTTTATCGGGCCGATGCAAAAGACAGTCTCACGAAAAGAGCGAGAGCGGGCAAGGTGGACACGACAAGGATAGTATATTATTATCCCGAAGTTACCGAGGATATGAAGTATTTAATAGACGAGTTCGCGGAGCTGGATAAGGATGTGGAAGTCATTTTGATGACTAAGAAAAACGCCCTTCCTGAGCTGGTAAATCACGCAATGGTGATAACCCCACAACTAATAACGGGTACAGAACTACGTGGAGAGTATACACCACTATTTCAGAAGGTGGATAAACCGTTAAAGACTCAGGTACTAATTTACGTTTCCGCTCTTTATGCTATCGGAGGGATTGAGACGTGGACATATAACTTTTGCAAGTCCATGCACAAGTATTATGATTTGATGATCCTATACGACAAGAAAATTGACGAAACGCAAAGAAGACGCCTTTTACCCTTTGCCGAGGTAGTAAAGAACACTAACAAGCCGATAACGTGCGACACGGCTTTAAATTGCCGGACTGCTTTAGTCCTTCCTAAAAATGTCATTTATAAGCATAAATACATGGTTGTACATACGTGTAAAATGCGCTCCGAGTGGGAGATAAAAGACAAGGCTGACAATATATTTGTGTCGCGGGCTGCGCGTGATTCGTGGGGGCTGGATGGTGATGTGATTTACAACCTGACACAACCAAGTAAACCGCGAAAAGCATTACTTCTAGTGTCGGCTAGTCGGCTATCATGGGAAAAGGGCGAGAACCGCATAATTACGCTTGCGCAGATGCTTCACAACCTCGGAATACTTTTTACATGGCTAGTGTTCACGGATTCTGAGCCTAAAACCATAGTTGACGGGCTAGTTTATAGGCGTCCTACAATGGAGATTAAGTCTTATATACAAAAAGCCGACTTTTACGTGCAGTTGAGCGACCAAGAGTCCTTTTGTTATTCCTTGGTTGAGGCTTTAGAGCTTGGAGTGCCCGTTATCACAACGCCGCTTGCGGTACTTCCTGAGATTGGATTTAAAGAGGGCGTAAACGGGTTTGCAATTCCTTTTAATGTTCAGGAGTGCAAGAACCTACTCGAAATAGTCAATAGTGATTTAAAGTTCGAGTATAGCCGCGACAATGACAAGATTGTGGAAGAGTGGCGCGGAGTCCTCGGAGATACTACACCGACTAAATCAAGATCACTAAAGGCGGGCTGTGTATATTGTGCCGCGAATATCGAATTTAAAGACGCAAGGACGGGCAAAAGATACCAAGCCGGAGAAGTATTCCAGATGGACGAGAAAAGGGCGAAAAAAGCCCAAAAACAAGGATTTATTGATATATTGGAGTAAGATATGAAGTGTCCTAAGTGTGGAGGGCGTACAGCGGTTATTGATTCACGCCCGCGAAAAAATCAAATATTTAGGCGTAGAGAGTGCCTTGAGTGCGGCTTTAGGTTCAATACGTGGGAGAACTACGAAAAGGACTATAACAAGCCCGTAGCGTTTATAAAAAGGCATTAAAAAGCCCTCGGAGTAAATTCCGGGGGCTTATCCCTCATATATCGCAAGCATTAAAGTGTTGCTCCTGTCAAGAAATACCAACGTTCTAACATTGCTTTCGCTTCGTCGTGTATTTCGTTTATTTCAGGCTGTAAATTGTTTCCTGATCCAGCGTAGTATAAAATACACTCAAGTTCTGATAATGCCTCTAAAATAGCTTTGTTCTCGTCCATAATTAACCTCCTATTATTCCCTCTTCGTTGAATTGTTCTATTAGTTCCGCTGCGCGTTTCCTGAGTTCAACTATTTCGGGTTCCTCGTCTCCCTCAAATTCCTCGCTAAATTCTTGTAAAAACATAAGCATTGTTTCGAGTGTTGTGGGATTTTCAACCAAAACGGGGCATAAATCCCTTAAATCGTTCATAAATGAGCTAAATTGATTTGCGAGTAAGTAAGAAATACTTATAGATTCCATATTGCACCTCCTGATTATTTGTGATAATATATCCAAGTTTGAGAAATTATATGTATTAGTACCCTAACCAAAACTTGAGCTGTTTAAGGGTCATTCCGGTTAATTCTTCCTTTATTTCACCGTGGAAACCGTCCGCGGTGGTATAAGGGATATAACCGTAAATTTTGCCCGTTTTGCGGTCTTCTGTGGTTCTTAAATTGTGATCTTCGACAATCCTACGAATAACGGCATTACACATTGTTTTTCCCTCCCTTAATAAACTTTTATCACTTGCGCTGGTGTATAGTTCATAAATATTGCTATCTTTACGGCTTCCCAAGTCTCGTACTCGTTGCCGTAGTGCTCAAATAATGCGTTGAATAGATTTATTTCGCGTTGTGTCTTCATT